GCTCATAACGGTAAAATGATAGTGTGTTGTCCTGATGAGTTTTGGAGGAAAGGTAACGTTGATATTGTTTGTACACGATATAACATTCCATTGTTTAACAATTTTGATGAAGCTGTTGGTGCTCTACTTACTAAAATAAGTTTGGCTTATTAAAAAATAGATCGTATATTTACGGAAATAAAAAAAAAATAAGGTTATGAAAGAACAATTTGTACCATACGAAATAGCCAAAAAATTAGAAGAGAAAGGATTTGATGAAGAATGTTTAGCTGGTTATTATGTGTTTGGTGGTAATAAAGAACAAGGTGGTGATGAACAAACAGAGCCAGAACTTTTTATGGATGGATATGATATTGATTATAGAGAGGCAGAATTAAATATGCACGCATATTATTATTGTGATGCACCTCTTTGGCAACAAGTAGTTGATTGGCTTCGTGAAGAAAAGAATATAAATATAATCATTGATAAAGTAAGCGATTCAGAATATGTTTATCATAATTATTTTCAAGAATTAATTACAGGTAAAGGTCGAATAAAATTTGGTGCTGGGCAGGATGAAGATATTGAGATTGAATATACTTACTTTCAAGCAAGACAAGCAGCAATCGAACATGCATTAACACTTATTTAATATGAAAGAACAATTTGTACCATACGAAATAGCTATAATCTTAAAAGAAAAAGGTTTTAATGAAGATTGTTTAGGTATATATATCGATAAAGAATTAACTATAGGTTTACCGGAAACTACATTAAATGTAATTACTAAATATTATGATATTCTTGAAAAAGAAGAATATTTATTAGCTCCTTTATGGCAACAAGTAATTGATTGGTTAAGGGAAAAACATCGTTTTATTATAACCATAGATTTTTTAAACAAACAAGAATCATTACACCCTAACGACCCAGAATGGACATCAGAATTATATAATATGGATAACTTTCATCATATCATAGCTGAATACGATAGATACTCATACGAAGACGCAAGACAAGTAACTATTGAACACGCACTAACATTAATATAATATGGTAATAAAAATCTTTATAGCAATAATAATAACACTTATACTTTTACCTAATTTTAAAAAAAATGGAAAATAACAATAGCGTTTGCTTCATAGCAAAAATAAACGAAATAAAAGAAATACCTGGAGCCGACAACATCGAACAGGCAATGGTAGGTAACTGGTCTTGCATCATTAAAAAAGGAGCTTATGCCGAAGGTGGTTTAGTGGTTTGTGCTACTACAGATGCTGTTATACCTGAAGACTTGGCCGAAAAGATGAACGTAACAAACTACTTACGTAAGGGTAACCGTGTGCGTACAGTAAAGCTTCGTGGGGTCTATTCCGAGTGTTTGATCATACCACTAATGTTTATTCCTAAAACATTTCAAGGCAAAATAGTAGAAGGAGCAGATATGATGGAGGTAATGGGAATTACAAAGTTTGAACCCCCAGTAAAGCAAATTCAACTCGCTTCAGGTAAAAAAATACGCTATAGTGAAAATCCAAATTTTCATATATACTATAAATTTCCAAATCTTAAAAACGTATCAGGTATGTTTACAGAAGAGGACTCGGTTCAAATCACACGTAAGATACACGGCACAAATGCTCGTTATGGTATAGTGAAAAAGAACAAATTATCTTTTTGGGATAAATTCAGAAAGTTCTTTAGGATAGCTAATGAATGGATTGATTACGAGTTTGTAGTAGGTTCACATAACGTTGAAAAGGGATCCGATTCTCAAGGTTTCTATGATACAAATGTTTGGTATGAAATAGCCAACAAATATAAGATCAAAGAAAAGCTTTGGGATTATGTAAAAAAGTATATGCCTTTAGAAGAACTAGGTTCTGGTGTTGTGATATATGGTGAAATCTACGGTGCCGGTATTCAAAGGGGTTATGATTATGGTCTTAAGGATATTCAATTTGCTGGATTTGATGTTATGGAAAATGGGCAATATTTGAGTACGTTTAATACTCTTCTTGTTTTGAAAAGCATGATGGATTTACCTCATGTCCCTGTATTATACGATGGTCATTGGTCTCAAGAAATTCAAGATAAACTTACATTCAATAACTTTATTGAAGGTACAAAAGTACCACACGAAGGTATTGTTATCAAGCATACTTCAGGTGATCGTTCTAAAGTCGCAAAGGTGATTAACCCCGACTATTTGATTTACGGAGAAAAACACGATATAGGAGATTCACATTAAATGAAAAAACAAAATATTCCTCCTATAATAAAGGAGATTAAAAATAAAATTTTCCCTCAAATTGATTATAGTTACCAAAAATCAATTTCGTATAGTCAATTATCTATGTTTAGAAGTTGCCCACACAAATGGGAACTTCAATATAAAGAAGGACACCATATATCAGAACAATCCATTAATCTTACTTTTGGAACAGCTCTCCATGAAACTTTACAACATTATTTAACTACATTTTATGAAGTAAGTGGAGCAGCTGCTGACAGAATAGATTTAGAAACATATTTTCAAGATAAACTAGGTGAAACTTATAGATTAAATTATAAAGCAAATAAAAACATTCATTTCAGTGACCCAGTAGAATTAAGAGAATTTTATGATGACGGCTTAGAAATTTTAAATTTTATTAAAAAGAAAAAAGGTGGATATTTTAGTAAAAAAGGATGGCATTTAATAGGGTGTGAAATACCAATTCAATTATCACCAAATCCATTATTTAAACACGTAATATACAAGGGCTTCTTAGATTTGGTACTATACCATGAGCCCACTAATACTATTAAAATTATCGATATTAAAACATCAACTCGCGGGTGGGATGATAAAACTAAAAAAGATGAGGATAAACAATTCCAATTAATATTATATAAACAATTTTTTAGTCAAATATATAATATACCTGTTGATAATATTGAGATAGAATTCTTTATAGTTAAACGAAAAGTACCTGAAGTAAGTGATTTTCCTATTAAACGAGTACAAATATTTTCTCCTCCTAGTGGTAAAATAAAACTAAATAAAGCTAATATAACTGTAAATGAATTTATCGAAGAGGTATTTGATTCAAACGGCAAATACCAAGATAAAAAATATTCACCTAATCCATCTGCTCATAATTGTCGTTTTTGTCCTTACAAAGAAAATAAAGAACTTTGTGATAAAGGGTTATTTTAGTATCTTTTTATATATTTATATAAGACACTAAATAATTAAATTATGATAAAAAATTACATTGATTACCTTAGAGCATTCTTTAGGAATTGGAAAGAAATTAAAGAAAACATTAATCGTATTATAGCGCAAGATTTAATTCATCGCAAAGTTGTTTTACATACAGATGATTTGAATGAAACATTTGCACGAATGAAGTATATAATGGATTATAAACCCACTTATAAGCAAAAACAATTACCTCTTCCAAATTCTGGAGAATTAATTGATGTAACTAAAATATTTAAAAATCAAAACTAAATAAACAACATCATGGAAAAAAAAGAAATGGTATTAACATCAGTAAAAATCCCAAGTGATTTATTTGATGATTTTAAAGTAGCATCAGTAAGGTTAAAATTTAGTTTACAAAAACTAGTAGAAAGATCTATGGTTCTATATTTGGAAAATGAAGAATTTAGAAAACAACTACATAGTTTTAATAGTATAAATTACAAAAGCAAACTTGAAGAATAAGTTTGGAAATATAAAAGTTATTAATTAACATTAAGTTATATGAAACCACAGTTTATGTATTTACCTCCAGAGAAGAGGAAGAAAATTCTCCTAATCACAGACGATATTAGAGTACACTCAGGTGTAGCAACAGTAGGTAGAGAAATAATTTTACATACTGCTCAACATTTTAATTGGGTTAATATTGGAGGCTCAGTACAGCATCCTGAAGAAGGTAAACGTTTAGATTTATCCCAATCAACTAATGAAACAGCAGGATTAACAGATTCATCTGTAACATTATACCCAACAAGCGGGTACGGAAACCCAGATATGTTACGTGCTATAATTAATATTGAAAAACCAGATGCTTTAATGTTAATCACCGATCCAAGATATTTTACTTGGGTGTTTCAAATGGAAAATGAAATCCGTAAAAGTATTCCTATTACTTACTTAAACATATGGGATGATTATCCAGCTCCATTATATAACAGAGCTTTTTATGAATCATGTGATTTATTGATGGGTATAAGTAAACAAACAGTCAATATTAATAAATTAGTATTAGGTGATAAAATAAAAAATAAAATTATAACTTATGTTCCTCATGGTTTGAATCATGAAATGATGAAACCTATAGATAAAAATGATCCTGAATTAATTAAATTCAAGAAAAATTTATTTGGAAATAAAGAATATGATTTTGTTTTATTCTTTAATTCACGTAATATTAGACGTAAACAAATACCTGACACAATGTTGGCTTATAAGTTATTTATAGATCAACTATCTATTGAACAAGCTAAGAAATGTGCTTTTGTATTACATACTGAAATAGTAAGTGAACATGGTACTGATTTAGAAGCGGTTAGAGAATTACTTCTAAATGAAGATAAATATAATGTTTATTTCTCAACTGAAAGATATAGCACACAACAAATGAATTTTTTATATAATTGTTCTGATGCTCAAATATTATTAACTTCAAATGAAGGATGGGGATTAAGTTTAACTGAAGCTATATTAGCAGGTAAACCAATAATAGCTAATGTAACTGGTGGTATGCAAGATCAAATGCGTTTTTCTAAAGACGGTAAATGGATTGATTTTGATGCTGATTTTCCTTCAAATCATAATGGTACAATTAAAGAATGTGGAGAATGGGCATTTCCGGTATTTCCATCTAATCGTTCTATTGTAGGTTCACCTATGACTCCTTATATTTGGGATGATAGATGTACTGCTGAAGATGCTGCTATTCAAATTATGAATGTTTATCAATTAGATAAAGAAGAAAGAGAACGTAGAGGATTAGCAGGTAGAGAATGGGCTATTGGAGAAGAAGCAGGATTCACATCTGAAATAATGGGTGAAAGAGTTATAAATTCATTAGATATTTTATTTGATATTTGGGAACCAAGAGAAAAATATGAAATAGTAAATGTAAATGAATCAAAAGATAACATTGTAAACCATAAATTAGTATATTAAAATGAAATTACTTAATATATTATTGGAAGTTTATAAAGAAGAATATGAATTGAATCTTAAAGAGGGTTTAACTAAAACCACAGAAATAGGTCAAGCAGTCAATATTCTAAAAAAACAATTCCCTGATTGGATATTTCAGTATTATAAAGGTGATAAGGATTTTACAATAGAAATTTTAAGAATAAAAAATGGTATTAACCTTGATTCTTTTGAAAAATTATTACCTTTATTAAATAATCTAAGTTATTTTATTTCTTATATGGAGATATACGGTGATGATAGAGGCCGACGATTTGAAATTAAGGATAAATATGATGAAAAAATAGTTAAAAATAGTTTTCAAAATCAAGATATTTATTCCATATATTTAGAATGTGAAGCCAAATTTGATCAAACTGTTAATAAAATACCTGAATTTTTATATCATGTTGCTCCTTTAAAAAATTGGGAAAAAATCGAAAAAATAGGTTTGGTACCTAAATCAAGATCTAAAAAAGCTTTTCATCCTTATAGAGTATATTTAGGAAAAGATGAAAAAAATATATTATCTTTAGCTCCAAAATTTTATCAAATTACAGGAATAAAAGAATGGGTATTATTAAAAATAGATACAAAATCTATTCCTGGAGATTATTTTAAACTATATTATGATCCTAATTTTAAGTATGGGTTTTATACATTAAACAATATTCCATCTTACGCTATAGAAAAAATAAAAAATATTAATATTTAATTAAAAACAAGTTATATGAGTAAACCACTACTTATAATTAGCTCCCCATTTGACACATATTCAGGTTATGGAGCCAGATCAAGAGATCTTATCAAAGCTATTATTGAATTAGATAAGTATGATGTAAAATTATTATCACAACGTTGGGGAAATACACCTTTTGGATTCTGCAAAGATAATCCTGAATGGTCATTTTTAATGGAATGTATACTAAACACTCCTCAGCTTCCTAAACAACCCGAATTATGGATGCAAATTACAGTACCAAATGAATTCCAACCTATAGGTAAATTTAATATTGGATGTACTGCAGGTATTGAAACAACAAATTGCTCTTCAGAATGGATTGAAGGATGTAATAGAATGAATTTAAATTTAGTTTCATCTAATCACTCTAAAAAAGTATTTGAAGAATCAAAATTTCAAAAATTAAACAAACAAACTAATCAACCTGAAGGGATACTTCAATTAGAAAAACCAATGGAGGTATTATTTGAAGGAGCATTAACTGATATTTTTCAAACTATAGAAAAACATCAAATTGAAAATATTAATTTAGATTCTATTAAAGAGGATTTTAATTATCTTTTTGTAGGCCATTGGTTACCAGGTGATATGGGTGAAGATAGAAAAAATGTTAGTTTATTGATTAAAGCTTTTTATGAAACATTTAAAAATAAAAGCAAAAAACCAGGACTAATTTTAAAAACATCTATAGTTGGTTCATCATATATGGATAGAGATGAAATACTTAAACGTATTAAACAAATTAAAAAAACAGTTAATTCTAAAGATTTACCTAATATTTATTTATTACAAGGAGAATTATCTGATTCGGAAATAAATGAATTATATAATCATCCCAAAGTAAAAGCAATGGTATGTTTAACTAAAGGTGAAGGTTTTGGTCGTCCATTGCTTGAATTTAGTTTAATTAAAAAACCTATTATCACTACAAATTGGAGTGGACATATAGATTTTTTAAATAAAGAATTTACACCATTAATTGGAGGTCAATTAACACCTGTTCATCCAAGTGCTGCTAACCAATTTTTACTTAAAGAAAGCCAATGGTTTTCACCTGATCTTGGTCAAGTAGGATTTTATTTAAGAGATATGTTTGAAAATTATAAAAACTATCTTACAGGTGCTAAACGTCAAGCATATAAAAGTAAAACTGAATTTAGTTGGGATAAAATGAAAGAAAAAATAGATTCAATATTTACACAATATGTACCTGAATTCCCTAAAGAAATTAAACTTAAACTACCAGAAATTAAAAAAATATCATTACCTAAAAAAGAAGAAATAAATGGATAATTTAATAACTTGCGATAGATGTAAAGGAGATGCTTGCTATGTTCAAGAAGTAAGCCCTGAAGTAAAAACATATTTTTGTTATGGATGTGGTTTTACAACTAACTCATTAATGAAAGAAGGAGAACAATTCTTTATAGAACAACAAGAAACACTCCCAGAAATATATAAAGTATTATTTCATACTGATGATGAAGGTAAAATATGGATGCCATCAGCTATAAATCTACCTAAACAAGGTATGGTATTTGCTAATGGTAATGCAGTTGATAATTGGAAATGGTCAGCAGTAAAAGCAATACCTGTTACTGAAGAAGAAAAAACTAAATATCCTATTCCTGGAAAGAAAAATCAATATTATGAATTTAGGATGGATATGAGTACTATAGCTCATTTTGATGAAAAGGATTATATGGAAGCGCTTTCATATATAGGTGTTTTACCTGAATAAAAGTTTGGTTTTTTAAAATACTTTTATTATCTTTATAAAAAAAAATGAATAAAGAACAGTATTTAAATTATCTCAAATCACTGAATGGAAATTTTGATATTCATATATTCTATGATTATTATAAAGAACATAATAAGAAAGAAGAATACAATTTCAGTATAGAAGATTTTAATATATGTTTTAACCAGTTTGCTAGCTTACGTGGAGTTAATAATGCTATAGCTACTGTTAAACAATATTATGATATTAAATTTGGGATAATAGAAGTAAAAAATAAAAAAGGAATAATTATTGGTCGTTATTAAAATATAAAAATGAAAATAAGTTACGCGATATTAACTCATAATGAAGGTGAGTATATTAATACATTACTCTCCTTCTTAATAACAAATAAACGTTCTGAAGATGAAATTGTAGTTGTTGATGATTTTTCTAATGATGAATTAACTAAACAAATTTTAGAAAAATATAAATCAAATATTAACTTACAATATAGAACATTTGATGGTGATCATACTCAAAAGAATTATTTAAATAGTTTATGTACTGGGGATTTTATATTACAATTAGATGCTGATGAACTAATAAGTAAAGAATTAATTGATTTACTCCCAGATATATTAGAAGCTAATCCAAGTTTAGATTTATTTATTATGCCTCGTATCAACACAGTTGAAGGATTAACTCCAGAATGGAGTAAAAAATGGGGATGGAATGTAAATAGTAAAGGATGGGTTAATTTTCCTGATTGGCAAATGAGATTATATCGTAATTGTGATTGGGTTAAATGGGATGGTTTATTACATAGTAAAATAGTTGGACATAAAGAATTTACTACTCTACCAATAGAAGAAATTTTTTGTATATTACATCCTAAACAATTAGATCGTCAAATAACTCAAAATAATCTTTACGATAAAATAGAAGCTAACGGACGTCAAAAATATAAAATATGATACTGAAAGATATTATAAATAAAAGTTATTACGGAGCTGTAGGGTATATTGAAAATGAAGAAGATATAATTCGTTTAGAACAATATATTCTTATGAATTTATCTATTTTATCACAATTTAAAGGAATAATAACAGCCACTACATTCAACCAAAACAACCCAGATGAATTATATAATAAAGTACTTGAATTATGGAAAAAATACTTCCCAGACTCTAAAAATATAAATAATGGTGTGAGTAGAGGACATAGTTTTGGAGCTGCTGATAATGATAATAGTATAATAGATTTTTGTAAAACTTATGATATAGATTGGGTTTGTAAGAGTGCTTATGATATATTACTGTTTGATGAGTGTCTAAATATAGAAATAGAAGAAGCTGATTTTTATTATACAGAAGGTATTAGTAGACATAATATTTTAATTAGTAATTCTGATTTTGAATTTTTATGTAAACGCCATTTTTCTCCTCAAACTAATTTTTATTTTATAGATGTTTCTAAGATAGATTACTTAAACAGTAAAAGCTACATAGATGAAAGTTATCTTTACTCACTCAAACTCCCAGAATATAATGGCAAAATATGGGATTATATTGATGGGTGGAGTAATGAAAATCTATTAAAATATTGTGTTATTAGAAATAGATTAAAAAAATACCACCTGATAGATAATACAGAATATAAAAAGTTATATGACACTGTTATCCAATACGATATTTGGGACCCATCATGTAAAAATATAATAATTAAAGGCATATGCCATTACCATTTTTATAACCATCCAGTAATAAAAATATGAAATACAATTATAAAAAATTAAAAGAAGTACCTCTAATTCAACCTGATATATTCTATGACCATAGAGGAGAATATGTTGAAACATGGAATTGCGAATATTATAAAATATTTGGAAACATTGAATGGAAACAAGATAGTTTCAGCTCATCAGTAAAAAATACATTACGAGGATTACATGGTGATTCAACAACATGGAAACTTATTCAATGTTTAAAAGGCTCAATAGTATTAGCTGTTGTAGATATGAGACCAAATAGTGATACTTATTTAACACATGATATTTTTTATCTTAATGAAAAAAATAGACATCAAGTATTAGTGCCTCCAATGTTTGCTAATGGTCATTACGCTATAGAAGATTGTATATTTAGTTATAAACAATCAACCTTATATACTGGGGCTCAAAATCAATTTACAGTTAGATGGGATGATCCTAAATTAAATATATTTTGGCCTTCCAAAGAACCTATATTATCATCAAGAGATAAAAATGCTAAACTAATATGAAAATTTTAATTACTGGAGCCGCGGGCTATTTAGGATCAGTTTTAATTGATCATTTGTTTAATAAACATAATGATATGTTTGATAAAATAATAGCTGTAGATAATTTAATGTATAAACAAACATCTTTAAGTCATTATTGTCATCGTGATGAATTTGAATTTCATAAATTAGATGTTCGTGATTATGATAAAATGCTTCCACTAATACAAGAAGCAAATGTTATTATTCCTTTAGCTTGTATTGTAGGGATGCCTGCTTGTAAAAAATATCCTGAATTAACAGTAGCAACTAATCAAGAAGCAATACAATGGTTAACTAAAGTTACTCGTCCTGATCAAAAAATCATATTTCCAACTACAAATAGTGGTTATGGAATAGGTCAAGAAGGAATCTATTGTACTGAAGAAACACCATTAACTCCTATTTCATTATATGGTGTAACTAAAACTGAAGCAGAAAAAGCATTATTAAATAATGGTAATGCTGTTACATTTAGATTAGCTACTGTATTTGGAATGTCTCCAAGAATGAGACTTGATCTGTTAGTGAATGATTTCACTTATAAAGCATATAAAGACAAATATATTGTTTTATTTGAATCTCATTTTAAACGTAATTTTATTCATATTAGAGATGTAGCTAAAACATTTGTGTTTGCCATTCATAATTTTGATAAAATGAAAGACCAAACATATAATGTAGGACTAAGCTCAGCTAATATTAGTAAAAAAGAGTTATGTGAAACGATTAAAACATTTATCCCTGATTTTTATATTACTGAAAGTGATATAAATGAAGACCCAGATAAACGTAATTATATTGTAAGTAATAATAAATTGGAATCATTAGGTTGGTATCCAGAATATAGTTTAGAAGCAGGTATAGCAGAATTACTTAAAGCTTACCCAATAATAGAAAATTCAAATAATAACTTTACAAACTTATAAAATGAAAGAATCAGTACAAAACTTATTTGAAAGATGTTTTAGTTTTACTTTATCTCCAACTCCAAGAGATAGTGATTGGCATTTAATGACTTTATTTTCTTTAATATTGCAAAATAAAAGTAAAAATATACTTGAGTTAGGTGTTAGATTTGGTGACACTACAGAACCAATGATAGCAGCTGCTTCATTAACTGAAGGAAAAATAACATGCGTTGATATTCAACAAACATTATGGAAATGTCCTGAAGATTTAAAAGATATTTATACTTTTATTAAATCAGATGCTATTAAATTTCTAGAAGAAGCAATTAATAAAGAAGAATATTATGATTTTGTTTATATAGATGATTGGCATACAGGTCCTCATGTCAAAAAAGAACTTGAATTAATTGATAAACTAACAGATAATAAATCAATAATTGTTCTTCATGATCTTATGGGATCTAATTATCAGCCTAATTATTTTTATCCAATAAATGAAACTCAAGGTGAATGGGCATATGGTGGACCTTATGCTGCTGTTAAAGAATTAGATTTGAATAAATGGGAATGGATGACCATACCTGTAAATAATGGTTTAACATTATTAAGAAAAAAATAAATGGCTAAAATATTAATAACTGGAGCTACAGGATTTGTAGGTAGACATTTAGTTCCTACTTTAAAAAAATTAGATCATGATGTTATCACTACTGGTAGTAATAATCTTCTATATACTTTAAATTGGAATAAAGAAACTAAATTAGATTATATTATTCATTTAGCTGTGAAAACAGCAGCTGGAGGATATTGCCAAAAACATCCAGGTGAACAATTCCTTATTAATTCAGATATAAACAATACTATATTACATTTTTGGAAAAATTACCAATCACAAGCTAAAATGATTACTTTTGGTTCATCTTGTGGGTATAATGATGATGTAATTAAATTTGAAGAAAATTATTTAATAGGTGAACCAGAATCAGGATATGAAGTTTATGGTACTATAAAACGTAATTTACTAGTTGGGTTAAAAGCATTAAATCAAGAATATGGGATGAATTATAGTTATTTAATACCATCTGTTTTTTATGGTCCTGAATATGATTTACATGATAAACATTTTATATTTGATTTAATTAGAAAAATAGTAAATGCTAAGAATGGAGGTGATAAAGTAGTATTATGGGGTGATGGTAACCAAACTAGAGAATTAATTTATATTCAAGATGCTGTTGATATAATAATTAAATCCTTAACTTGGAATAAACAAATTTTTAACCTATCTTCAGGCAAAGCAAATTCAATAAAAGAATATGCTCAAACAATATGTAATATAGTTGATTATGATTATAATTTAATTGAGTGGGATACCAACGCTTTTGTTGGCTCACGTAATAAAAATTTAATCAATCACCATTTATTAGATTATCAATTCACTTCATTAAAAGATGGTTTATACGAAACAATAAAATATTATGAAAATAGAAAAATAACATGGGGGATAAAATAAGTCAAAATAAAAGATTAAATTATAAAAATTATGAATTTAAATATGCTTAAAATAGGCATGGTTGTTGTTGGAAGAAATGACGGGTATAAAGATTTTGAACGTGGTTTAATTCATTTTAAATCAATGTTGGATACATTTGATGAAATAACTTATATTGATTGGAATTCTCCTAAAGGTTCATTTTTATGGGAAATACAAGATCAATTACCTAAAACAGGAAAAATAAAACATTTTGTAATACCACCTGAAGTTGTATCTCAAATTATAGTACATCCTCAAGCTCAACAATGTAATGAAGGATTAAGTAGAAATATAGGGATTAGAAGAAGTGAATGTGATTGGATAGTTTCAACTAATATTGATATCATCCCACCTAAACGTGAAGATTTATTAAAATTAATAGAAACATTAGATTCAAATACATTTTACACTATATCTAGACGTGAAGCACCTAAAGATATAGTTTACAAATACGGACATGAAAACTGGAAACAACTTCAAGAAGAATTATACAATACTATCCCAGAAAGACATTTTCCAGCTATGGTAACACCTAATGATAAATTTAGTTTAATTAATTGTTGTGGTGATTTTCAAATGGCTTCTAAACACGTATGGGATAAAATAAAAGGATTTGAAGAAGATATGATATTTGCTTGTTTTGTAGATACTAATGCTCAAAAGAAAGCTATATTAAACGGTTTTGGATTAAAAGATTTATATAATCCACCTTTATTCCATATTGAACATGGTGCTTATTATACTAAAGAAGATGGTACTAGAGTATCAGATCCTACTAATAAAGGATCATATACTGGTGATACAAAAGCATATAATGATGCTTGGGAATATGTTGAATGGTTTAAAAAATCAAACAATACTAATGATTGGGGACTAGGTAATATAGATATTGAATTTGAAATAATTTAAAATAAAAAATATGATTTACGGATTTTATAACAGAAATGATGTTAAACAAGAAATAATAAATCGCGCCATAACTTTATCTAGACTATCCGCAGCTAAAATATTTGCTGGAAGGAAAAACTTAGATTTAAAATCATTTTTAAAAATATATGGTATTAAAAAAATAAAATAATATTATGAGTATAAAAAACTTTGGACAAAAATTAAAAATGGAAGAATCTAACTCAACTAAAGTGAAAAAAGAAAAAGAAATATTTATAGAGAATATTACTTTATTAGAACAATGTATTAAACGTGTAGAAGTTTTAATAGGTGGGTTCGCTGTTGATTTATGTAATTATGAAGATCCATTTTGGATGGTAATTGAAAATATGTTTTTATTAAAATATGGTGAAAATATTTATGAATTAATATTCTGGTATTTATATGATAGAGTAGATGAAAATGGAAAAATATATCCTTTAATACTTGAAGAAGAAGGTAAAGAACCAAAAGAAATAAAAATAAAAACTCCAAATGATTTATGGAATTTTATAGAAAAAAATATTAAATAAAAAATAAAAATGGAAACAACACGATTCTGTAAATGCGGAGTTCAAATACCTCCAGCGAGATTAAAAATTTTACCTAATACTCATACATGCGTTAATTGTTCAGATGCTAAACCTAAAAAACCAGTTATAGTGCAACGTGGAAAAGGTGACCATACATATACTGAAACAGTTATTTTAGATCATGATGATTATGTTAAATATTCTGAAGAAGAAAATAAATTCAGAAAACGTACTATGCCTATAATACAAACCGATTTATCTGAGATCAATAATAGTATAAATAATACTAAAACAACTGTAGATAATAAAAATAATGCCTAAAGCTCGTCCTTTAAGTAAAAATGAGATAGTAGCAGCTATGGATAAAACTAAATCTGTTAGAGCTGCTGCTAGATATTTAAACTGTTCATATCAACATCTAAAAAAATGGATGGTGTTTTATGATGGTAAAGAAGGAGGTACTTTATTTGATCAACATAAAAATCAAAGTGGTAAAGGTATACCTAAATTTTTAAGTCATACTCCATTTGGTAGAAAAGTACCAGCTATATTGGATATAATTGAAGGTAGAGCAGATCCATCTAATTTTAACCCTCAAAAGATTAAATATAGACTTATTGAAGGTGGTTATTTAAAGGAAGAATGTTATAAATGTGGTTTTCATGAACGTCGTTTATTAGATTATAAAATGCCTCTTATATTGCATTTTAAAAATGGTAATAAACAACATTATACTTTAAACAATCTTGAAATGTTATGTTATAATTGTTATTATCTTTATGTAGCTGATTTATACACTGATAGACAAATAGAAATAACAGAAGATCATGTTCCTGCTAAAGAAAAACAAGTAGATTGGGAAATAGATGAATATACTAAACAACGATTTAGAGAATTAGGTTTATATGAAAATAAACCCCCAGACGATGGTTCTGAATTTATATCGAGGGTTTAATATTTATAATAAACCATATTATGAAAAAACATAAAAAACATGATGAGATTGTTCGTAATTATGAAAAACAAAAATCTAAACATCTTGAAAAACTAGCAACTAAAATGCTAGATAATGAAGAAAAATTTAATAAATTAAAAGAAAAAGAAACAAGTTTAAAATTTTTAAATCTATTCTAAATGGTCCCAGAAATAATAGTAAACAATGATGATGAACTTCAAGATATGATAGATAATAAAGATTTTAAAATAGCTGAATCTATTATATCTTCTATTCTTAATAATATTAATACTAAAAAACAACATATTCATGTATTATCATTTAATATATTAGAAGAAGATAAAACATTAGATATAACATTAGAAAAAAAGTTTTTTATAGAAACATTAGAAGAAAATCTTAAATATTTTGTTGAAAAAGAAAGATATGAAGATTGTCAAAAGATAGTTGAAACAATTAATATATTAAAAAATAAAGAAAAAAATGGCAAGTCCCGCAAACAACAACCCAAATAAAATAAGCTTTGGAGAACGAAAAAAAGGTAAAGCAAAAAAGTCTTATAACAAACATGATAGAAAAGAACGCAATTATAGAAGACAGGGACGTTAATGTACCAATGACTGCTTTAGAGTTTTTTTTATCTATGCCTGATAATTTAATATTAGATGTAATTAAATATGATCCTGAAGGTACAAAAATGATGTGTTTAGCTTTAAGTTTAGAATTAAATGGTATTATTTCTAAAAAAGAAAACTCTGAAATATTTTTGGAAAACTAAAAAATGTTTTTTACCTTTAGTTGTAATTTAAGGTTATGAAATATAGATATGAACATTATTTACCTCCAACATTTCATATTAGTAATATAACTGGAAAGAAATTTATAGTTCCAAGTTGGATACCTGTTCATCTTGAAGCAACATTAGATGATATAGAATGGATTAAACCAGACTATGATGGGGTTAAAAAGACTATAAATGAAAATATAAAAGAAGAGAATTGGAGATTTGAATCCTCAAGTGAACCAGGAACATTTTATACTGTGGTAAAAAAAGGAGATGAAATAAAATGTAATTGTGCCGGGGTGAGAAGATCAAAAACAGGTGAATGTAAACATATGAAAGAAGTAAAAAATCTTTTAAAATCTAAATAATATATGAGAGGAAGACCACCAGTAGTTGAAGATAATATTCGTCCAAACAAATTTGAGGTGCATTATGAAAATAATGATTCAACTGAAGTATGGAAATATGATTTAAAAAAAAGTACTGGCCCTATTGAAATAATAATTGAGTATAAAAAAGATATAATTAAAGGTTGGGATTCAAAATTAAAAGAAGCTAAAATACAAAAAAGAATAGATAAACAAATGAAACAAATTCAATCTAAATCAAAGAAAAATGTCCGCAACAAGTAAACATTATGGTGATGTAGGTATATGGATTGAAAAGATTATTGAATCTTGTAAAACTATAGAACAAGCAAATAATTGTTATACATTAGTCCATTCATTTTATAAAAAATATCATCAACATAGTGTATATAAGCATTTGTATTTTTTAATAGAAAATAAATATAACGCTTTATTACATCAAAAGTATCATACACATACATCTTATAAATAAATATGAAAACAATAATATTAGGAGACATGGATGTAAATGGAAATATAAACAAACGCAGTATAGTGATTGGTGACATTCACGGTAGAGATGTTTGGAAAAAAATAATTGAACACGAAAATCCAAATAGAGTAATCTTTATAGGAGACTATTTTGATTCATTCGATATTCCCGGAGTAGACCAAATTCATAATTTTAAAGAAATTATTGAATATAAACAAAATACAAAAACAGAAGTAATAATGTTAATTGGTAATCACGATTATCATTATTTCCCAGAAATTGGGGATTGTGGAACTAGTGGTTATCAAAGAGGTATTGCTCCAAATATTATTCAAGTAATAGATGAAAATAGACATCATCTTCAAATGGCTTACAATTTTGGGGATTTTGTATTTACTCATGCTGGTGTTAGTGAACAGTTCATGGATCAAACGTTTGGTAAAACAAATTGGAATGTAGAATCAATGGTGGTTGATTTAAACGAAATGTTTAAATATAAACCCTTAGCATTCATGTTTAATGGATTTAACGCGTATGGAGATGATCTATGGCAAACACCCATTTGGATTAGACCAAAGTCATTAATGGAAGTAAACCGTGATTATTTAAGAAAAGAAATAATCCAAGTTGTTGGACACACCTCAATGAAACAAATAGATATTGAAGGTAAAGCAACAGGTGATAGATATTATTTTATAGATTGTTTGGGTACCTCAGGAGAATATCTTATCATTACGGACGGAGAAGTAACTGTTAACTCATATAAAAATTATGGAAAATAAAGATTATATTTTACGTAGAGATCATTTATTAAAAATAATGCATAAGCAAAATATTTTAATAAGTAAAGAAATAGAAGATACAACAACTAAAGTATACTCTAAAAGAGGTAGAAAACCTGCTCCATCAAAACGAATTGAATCTAAAGTTAATACTAAAACATATTCTCCAAAAAGATTTAAAAATAAATTTGGCTAAATAAAATCGTTATTTTATCTTTATAAAAATAAAAGTTATGACACCTAGAGAAAGTATAACAAAAAAATTAAATACAGAATCTAAATTTGGATTTTTAGATGATGAAATTCAATATATAATTAAAGATTGGGTATCAATGCATTCTCAACATCAAACTAAAGTTGAGATTCATTTTGACCCAACTAATGGTATATGGGCTGATGTTGAGTTAAATAAAGAATCAATATTTAGATATTTTTAATATAAAAATTAAAATATAATATACTATACTTTAAAGATTAATAATGGAACTAATCACAACATACATCTGTAAGAAATCAGACATAGGGGTACACGATAACATGTTTGGAGGCACAATGATGTCCTTAATAGACGATGCCTCTGCCTCCTATGCAATGCAAATCTGCGACACGCCAAGGGTGGTTACACTCAAGATAGACGAGTTGCTATTTAAAAAGCCTGTTAAAGTAAACAACCTAATCAAGATATACGGTGAGGTAACTGAATTTGGAAATACATCAGTTACTTTGTATATTGAGGTAAGAAAACATAATGTTTATACTGGTGCCCAAGATATCGTAACACAAACTCATATCAAGTTTGTTCGAATAGACGAAGACGGTAATCCGTTACCTATAGAAGAAACTATAAAAACCAGGTATAAAGAACGTGTTGAAAAGTACGGAAAAGGATTGTTGAGCTTAGAAGAAAAGAAAGCAAAATGAATAACGAATTGTTAAAGCTTAAAATAAAAAGAAATGAAGAATGGAGTCTTAAACACAATAAGGACGCATCATTTCAGGATAACGTAATTGTAGACGGGCATATCTTTCTTCATGTTATTAAAGAGGGTAAATACGTTGGTTTATATAAACATAGGAAAATATGAATAAAGAACAAGCACTGGCTAAGGTATTTTATGTTAAGTCCACAGGAATATTTTATAAAGATATAATGAAATATACAGGAAAATCAGCAATTGATAATATATTTTTTCACATTTATTTAAAAATAAATTACACTAATAAAGCCAAATGTATAAATTTATTAGAATATTTAATAGAAAAATACCCAGATGCTCCTGGTTCTTCACATAACCATCAAGCATATGCGGGTGGTTATTATAATCATATTAGTGATATTTTAGATTATGCTGAATTTCTATATGAATCTTTGTCTAAACGAAAAAAACTAGATTTTACTTTATCCGATGCTATGTTGGTTTTATTTTTACATGACATAGAAAAACCAGTCAAGTATTGTGATTCTACTATTGAAACAGATTCTCAAATTAGGGAAAGATTAATTAAAGAGTTTGATTTTACATTAAATGAAGAACATATTGAAGCTTTAAAATACATTCATGGTGAGGGTGAAGATTATAGAAAAGATAAAAGAATTATGTCTCCATTATGTGCTTTTTGTCATTGTTGCGATATAATAAGTGCAAGAATATTTTTTGAATAAACAATAATAAAGATACATACATAACGATTTATGAATAAATTAGATAAACAATACCAAGAGTTACTTCAAGACATCTTAGATAAAGGAGTTAAAAAAACTGATCGCACAGGAACTGGTACGATATCAGTTTTTGGAAGACAAATTCGTCACAAAATGAGTGATGGTTTTCCTTTACTTACAACAAAGAAAATGTACTTTAAAGGCATTGTAACTGAACTATTGTGGTTTTTAAAAGGTGATACAAATATTAGATACCTTGTGGATAATGGCTGTCATATTTGGGTAGGTGATTCCTTTTCTAATTATCTAAAATATCCATTACCTACTATTCAAAATGAAGATACTAATATACTATATAAAAATATGGGTAAAGGATGGTGCATACAGATAGGATTTGCTCTAATATCACCACATCCTGTTAGGCATTTAACACAAGAAGAATTCATTGAAAAAATCAAAACCGATTATGATTTTGCTAAGAAGTGGGGTGAATTAGGACCTGTTTATGGTGCTCAATGGAGAAAATGGAAATCTGGTCGTGGCGAAGGTCATATGGGTAATCCCGATTATGACATTTATGTTGATCAAATCCAAAATCTTATTAATGACCTTAAAACAAATCCAGATTCAAGAAGATTAATGGTTAATGCTTGGAATGTTGGAGAATTAGACCAAATGGTTCTTCCACCTTGTCATTACGGATTTCAAGTTTATACAAGAGAGTTGAGTTTCGAAGAACGATACGAAATTCCTATAAAATACATAACTGAAGATAAATTACATCTGTTATTTAAACGTGCAACTAATGAAAATCTAGATGAATTAGGTGTTCCTAAACGAGCAATCTCTTTAATGTGGAATCAACGTTCAGTAGATACATTCTTAGGTTTACCGTTCAACATAGCTTCATACGGTTTGTTACTTGAGATCATTGCTAAAATGGTTAACATGGTTCCTGATGAATTGATTGGAAACTTGGGTGATACTCATCTTTATTCGAATCACATTGAACAAGCGAAAGAACAAATTGGTAAAAAAATTAGTATAGAAGAAAGAACAGAAATGTTAAAAACAGCAATGGGTGAAGAAGAGTATAAAGATGCTGTTTCAAATTTAATGCCGTTTGGCGGTGGTATGAGCGAGTATTTCGAATCGTTTAAAATACCGTATTATACAAGGGAACCGTATCCGTTACCAAAACTGGTTCATGGTAAAACAGATGCCTTTTATAAAACTTTATCTGAAGATTTATCTCTGTTTGGACATTTAGATCCTGAAAATTTCACTGTGGAAAACTATCAATCACATCCAATAATTAAAGCACCACTAAGTAATTAAAATTATGAGAAAAATATATCTATGGTGGAAGTTCGAAGGTAAATATTATCATAAAGATTTATATCAAGGCATCAGAAATATTATACGTTGGTTCCCTGTAATTTGGAAAGATAGAGATTGGGACGATCACTACATCTGGGAAATATGGAAGAAAAAACTAAGATTCCAAGCTGAACATATTTACAAACACGGACATCACGTCGATAACGTTTACGATGCTGAAAGGATGAAAGTATGCGTTCGTTTGATGGATGATATACAACATGAATTCTACTCAAATGAATATATAGATTACTACCACTCAGAAACATATTTTACTCCTTCTAAAACTCATCCAGGATATAGTGTAATGGAATCTAAAGAAATATGGGAGAAATTCGATGATTATTTTGCAAAGTATCCCCATGCCTATCGTGAAGTAACTAAAACAAATAAGTATATATTTCCTAATGATTCTAAAAAAAGTATTGCGATGAATATGGGTTATTACTTACATAAGAAAGCAAATAGAATATTATTTAAAATATTAGAAACACACCTTGAATCTTGGTGGGATTAATTTTGGTATTCTAAATAAACTTTCATATATTTATAAATTAAATTAACCATTAAATATTTATATATATGAAGTTAAAATATAAAATATTAATAGTAGCAACTTTAATTACAAGTACTTTTTTTATATGTGGGACAGAAATTAACACATTAAAAGATAAAGAATGTACTAAAGAAAATGTTTATTTAGCTATAAAACAATTAGGTATTAAACATGCTGATATTGTATTTGCTCAAATAATGCTTGAATCATCTAATTTAAAAAGTAAATTAACTAAGACAAATAATAATTTTCTTGGTATGAAACAAGCTAATAAAAGAGAAACTACATCTATAGGATCATTACATGGATATGCTATGTATGATAATTGGTATTCATGTGTAGTTGATTATTTATTATATCAACAAAATATACTTAAAAATAAAACAGTAACTAAAACTCAATATTTAGCTATTATAAGTAAAAAATATTCTGAGTGTTCTACATATAAACAAAGAATAAAACGAGTTATAAAAGAAAATAAAATATTTTTAAGACAACAAGACTCATTATATCATACTCTAGCTTGTAATTAATATTAATTTAAAACATTTATAATAATTTATTTGGCTCACTAAAAAGTGGGCCATATCTTTATATCATAAAATTATTAAAAATGGGATTAGATACATCACACAACGCATGGCATGGACCTTATAGTTCATTTAATTTATGGAGAACATTAATTTGTAAAAAAGCCGGATTAGGTTACCTTAGAAACTATATTGGTTTTGGAGGTGAAAAACAATGGGATGAAAATCATCCATTAATACCACTATTAAACCATTCAGATTGTGACGGTGAGATAAAATGGAAAGATTGTAAAGGTATAGCCGATGCTTTAACTGAAATACTACCTAAATTAGAACTAGAAGATTGGTATATAGAAGATTGGTATATTGGTAAAACAAAAGATTTTATTAATGGTTGTATGGAAGCCTATAATGCACAAGAAAACATTGACTTCC